GACGCGGGCGAAGGGACACGTGCGCGCGCAGGGCGTTGAGGTTGTGCGAGCGACGTACTCGGCCTCCTTCTGAAGCGAGAGCGGGAGCTGCGCGGGCGGCTTGTGCCCCTGCACGGGACATCCCCACCGCGTTGCGAGGCTCTTGGCGAGCGACTCACGGACGCTGCGCTCCTCGTCGTCGGGCGCTTCGAGGCGCACGCGTTCGAGGTGGTGACACCCACACTTCTCGCGGGTGCTCTCCAGTGCGCGTGCCTCGACCCACCGCGCGAGCCTCAGCCCGTCGAGCGGCCCAGGCGCAACCCGCCCAGGTGGTAGAGGTCCAAAGGGTCGGCACCCTCGATCGTGTCCACGTCGCCGATCTCGTAGCGGCGCAGCACGACCGCGGCGAGCTCTTGCAGCAGTTGCCCGCCGCCGATACCTTGAAGCGTCTTGAGCCACGCGGCGGTCGCCACAGGCGCAGCACCGGGCGACCCCGCTTCGAGCGGCGCGTCGAACGTGCGCCCGTCGTCGCCGCGGTATGCGGCGATGCCCGCGCGACACGCGAGGAGGTCACGCTGCTCGACGGTGCCCTGCGCCTTGACGGCGGTGTACGCCTCGGGCGAGAGCACGCGCACGGCGTAGAGTCGGGGCTTGCGCCCTTCGAGGACAGGGAGCGCGGCGAGGTCGGCGGGGCTGCGCGTCTGCGCGTAGCGCTTCGCGAGCGTGAGCCACGCTTCGCGGTCGCTGCGGTCAAACGCGGGGTCGGTGCGGGGCGCGGCGATCTGCGCGACCCAGAGGTGGGCGTCGAGGCTCATCAGAACATCCCGAAAACGAGGGGCGACCGCGCGAGGTCGGTGTCTTGCGCGCTGCTCGTCGTCGGCGTGAGGGTGTTGCGGAGGGCGTGACCCGTGAGTTTGATGCCGATGCGCCCCGCGCCGAGCGAGATGGGCACGGGGCGCGTCTCGGTGAGTTGCACGCGCGGCAAAAGCCACACGGCAGCGGTGGTGAGCGCCGTACCCCCGGGGGAGCACACGAGCATCAGGGACTTGATGGTGCCCGCGTCGAAGACCGCGTGCTGCGCGGTGTCCATGCGCAGCGAGAGCGACCACTTGACGACCACGCCGCCGTCGCGACCGGCCGTGTCGAGCCAGCCGCCGATGCCCGTCGCCTTCGCCCCGTTGCCCACGGGGTCGGGCTTCTGGCTGATCTCCAGCGTGAAGGTGCCCGGCTCGAAGACGGTCTCCGTGCCGTTGATGTACAGGATCGGCGTCCACGGGATCTGCGCGTCCATGTCGCTGTCGGCGGGGTCGGTGCCCGCGCCCCACGACGGGGCCGAGAGCGTGGTCGGTCCTTCCCAGCCCATCGCCTCGCCTTCGAGCGAGGCCGTGGGGATCTTGCCGAACTCGGGGAACGCGAGCTTCAACATCCCCATCGCTCCGACGACGCGATACTCCTCGTCGGTCACGGACGGGCCGACGTGCTTCTGCGAGAGGGCGATGGTCTCGTTGCGCGTCTCGGGCAGGACGAAGTTGCGCGCCGCGCGCACGATGAACCCGTTGGTGGCAGGGGCTGCGGCGAGGGCGGTCACGAGGTCCACGTCGCCCGCGCCAACCGCGCTCACCTGCCCGAACTCGTACGCACCCGACGACGTTTCGATCGCGAGGAGCTCGCCCGCCTTGCGGCCGGTGACGCTCGCGAGGTCTACGTTGCTCGTGCTCGACGACGTGCCCGACACGGTCGTCCCGACGGCGGCGTAGCGCCGCCCGTAGCCGTGCTCGTAGAGGTAGTCGTCGGAGAGCTTCGTGGTCGAGCCCGCGGCCACGAGGCGCGAGGCGCTGGGGATGCCGCGCAGGGGCCACGCGATCGGCCCCCACTTCGCGACCTTCTTCCCGCGGATGTGCGCGGGGTTGTCGATGCGCGAGGGCGACTCGGTGTCGTTCGGCAGCATCTCGTAACCGAAGCCCGACGCGAGCAGCGAGTTCTGCATGAGCTGCACGCGCACGTCGCCGGAGCCCGGGTGCGTGCCCGACGTGGACTCCTTCACGACGACCGTGATGGTCTCGCGGATCAAACCTGAACGCTGCGTCATTGCTTATCGCTCCGTGCGGACGTTGGCGCGTTCGAGCGCCTTGGCGAGTTGGCCGGTTTCCATGCCCGGGGTCGTGTCGTCGCCCGCGCGGCGGTTGCGGTCGCGGGTCTCTTCGAGGTTGCGGACGTACTGCCCCGAGCGCAGGCGCGCGGCGTACTCCGCGGCGATGCTGCGCCCCGCGTGTTCGGCGAGCGTCGCGAGGGTGCGGACGCCCTGCGACCATGCGCGCTTCGCCCCCTTGCGGGCGGCAGGGTCCATGCCTTGCGCGAGGTCGGGGTTGCGCTCGACCAGCCGCGCGAGAACGGCGGTGTTCGTGCCGCCCTCGCGCCGCGTGTCGGGCGTCGGGGTGATCGTGACATACGCCGTGCCGAGCATCCCGTCCCGGACGCCGCGCAGCGTGCCCGCGAAGCGGTCGAGGCCCGCCTTGAGGGAGCCGACGCGGATCACGACCCCCACCCCGGCGCGGTGACGGCTGAGGTGGACACGAGCCACGTCAGGGGGATCACCGACACCACGCGCATCGTGTCGGCCTGCGTCGTGGTGACGGGGCCGACCATGCACGTGATCGCGATGTCGTTCCAGTTTGGCGGCCACGTGAGCAGCCAGCGCAGGCGCGCGGCGTCGTCGGTGGCCTTGCGGGTCGCGGCTTCGATCGCGCCGAGGGCGACCTCCGCGACGCGCGGGTAGTGTGGCGCGGGGCGCGCGAGCTCGTACTGCACGCGCAAGACACCACCGACACGGGTGGTGTGCGGCCCCTGGTAGGGGTTCTCTTGCCCCTGCGGGTCGGCGGTGTCGAAAGTCAGCGGGATCGCTTCGGGTGACCAGTGGAAGTCCCAGGTGCGATCGACCACGCTGTCGGGCCACTGCGGGTTCTGCTGCGGCAGGACGACGGGTGACTCCGTGAAGGTCGCGCCCGTGACGGAGCGCCCGCCCGCGGTGTACGTGCCCGCGAGGAGGCCGACGAGGCGCGCGCGGAGGTCGGTGGTGAGGGCCACGGGCTACCAGCGGCGCGTGCGGTAGGGGTTGGTCGTCGAGGTCACGCGCTCGCCACGGCGCTTCGCGTGCGTGACGTAGGGCGACGCGTTGGCGCTCGCATCGGCGGCGTCCGTGTCGGCGGGGTCGAGCGCGACCCGTCCGTCGCGCAGGAGGGCGAAGTACGCGAGCGCCTCGTCGGCCTCCGCGGCGTAGGGCGCGCGGCCCTCGGCGTCACGGTATTGCGGGCGACGGCGCGCGAGGTAGTGGGCGCAGAGCATCCCGACGTGGTGCCGGAGCGCGGGCGTGACCTGCGTCCCGGTCAGCGGGATCGCGTAGCGCTGCCCGAGGTAGGAGTCGGCCACGCTGCCCGCGCGGTACGCGGCGCCCGTGGACGTGTCGGTGACGAGCGCCTGCTCATCGGCCGAGAGCGACCCGTCCCCGTCGTCGTCGATCACGTCCACCAGACGCGGCGACGCCATGAGCTTCTGCATGACCGCGATCGTCAGACCGTAGTCGGTGGTCGCCATGGTATCGCCGCGTCCGTGGGGTGAGTGGGGGGGGCGGGTCAGGGGTCAGGCGGTGCAGCGGACCATGAGCTGCGGCAGGCCGTAGCCGAAGGCGCAGCGGCAGTCCGCGCCGTAGACGAGCTCGTTCTTCTTGCGGCAGTGGTCGGAGTCCGGCCCGAGGATGAGCTCGAACACCGGCTCTTCGCGCACCTGCACGATGAGCGGCTTGAACGCGCCCTTGAGCGACGCGAGGTACCACGTCGTGCTCTCGCTCGCGAGCTCCGGGATCACGAGGACGTCGACGGTGCCTTCGTTGACGTTGGTCTGCGTGGCGGTCCCGGCCGCGCTCGGCACGTACGCCGCCTTGGCGATGAGCAGGGCGGTCGTCCGCAGCGTCGGCGGCACGATGAGCGTGTCGGGCACGATGCCGAGGGGCTGGCCGTCCGGCCCCTCGAAGCCGCACATGTCGGCGTAGACCGTGTCGAAGTTGGCGGCGGTCAGCGCCGTGCTCGCGCGCAGGTTGTCGAACGACCCCGCGGCGGTGTTCAGCGGGTCCACGTAGTGCGTGTCGTTGAAGAACGACAGGCCGTCCCAGCACTTGAGCGAGGCGTAGCCGATGAGCAGTTCGCTCGCGATGGCGCGGTCGGGGAACTTGCGGAACGCGCGCCCGAGGCTCCGCATGAGCGGGGCCTCGACGCTGATGCGGCGGTCGTGGAGGCGGTTCTTGTTCACCGCGACCGAGCGCTCGAAGTGGCGGTTCTTGAGGCGGTACGACGCCTCCGAGAGCGCGGCGAAGTGGCGGTCACCGAGCCACTCGCGCACCTCGGGGATCTGCTGAATCCACGCGTGCACCTCCTCGTCGGTGGTGCTGTCGATCCGCATCGCGACCTTGTCCCACCACGGGAGGTTGTTCTGGTCGTTGATCGCGGAGTAGCCTTCGTCGAAGGCCGCGTTGAAGTTCTGGTACAGCGCGTCGAGCGCTGCACCGTATTGGGCGATTCCGGACATGGGTGCTGTGTCCCTTCGGGTGGTGCGCGCGGGGCGCGATCAGGCGGCGGTCGTGGGGATGGCGCCCATGTGGTTGACGAACATGCGCATCGGGTTGCCGCTCGTGCCATCGGAGAGCGCGGTTCCCATCGCGTAGGAGCCGATCACGGGGTCGCCGGACACGCCCCCATCGGAGGTGTTGACGGTCGCGGCGACCGCGGCCTTCGCGCGCGCCGTGGTGGCGGTCGTGGCGAGCACGGTGCCGTCGGCGATCGAGCCGCCCGCGACCACGTACGTGATGCCGTGGATGCGGACGATGCCGATCGCGCTCGACGCCGGGGCGTTGAGCAGCACGCCGAGGGCGTGCTCCCCGGCCGTGTCGGCGAGGACGATCTGGTTCGAGCCGTTGAGCTTGACGAACAGGTACTGGCCCGTCGTCGAGAGGTCCGCGCCCGCGGCGGCGAGGAGGTCGATCGTGCCGTCCTCGTAGACCTGCTTCGCGCCGATCTCGACCCAGACGAGCGAGTTCTCGACGCGCGTCACGATGCCCGCCGTCGGGCGGAGGCCGAAGTTCGACGTACGCGCGACGGTGTTGTTGTCCACCGCGTAGCAGGGGCGCCCCACGTCGGCGGCGGTGATGGCGTCGGTCGAGGACGAGTTGGCGAGCGCGAACACGCCGCGGTCGACGTCCACGTTGAGGTCGCCCGCCGAGCCGAAGCCCGCGGCGGAGGTGTTGGTGACGTTCGCACGGGCGACGCCGAGGACGCGGTAGTCCGGGGTCGCGGCGACGTTCGTTGCGTAGCCGGAGCCCGCGATCGAAACGCCGACCATGGCGCCCTGGTAGATGGTGGTCGCCGCGGCGACCGGGATGTTGAGGCTCGACGCCACGGCGTCGGGGGACTTCGCGCGCGCGAAGTCCGCGGAGAGTGCGGTCATGGGAACTTACCTCGGGGGTGTGGGAGGGTCAGAGGGAGAGACGCGCCTGACGGCGGCGGTCGTTGTTCGCGGCGGCGCGGGCGAGCTGTTCGGCGGTGTAGCCCACCGCTTCGCCCGTCTTGATCGCGAGGTCGTTGGGCGCGGCGACGGTCGCCTTGACCTCGGGCGCGTGACGCTCCGTCGCATCGACGACGGGCTCCAGCGTGCTCAGGTACTCGGCGAGGTCGCCCGGGTCGGTGAGGCGGGCGAGGTACGTGCCGTTGGCCTTCTCGCGCGCGGGCGTCAGCCGCCCCTCGGCGCGGGCGCGGGCGAGGAGGGCGTCGCGCTTCTCGACGCGCCGCTCGGCCTCCATCTTCTCGACGCGCGCCGCGAGGTCGCGCGATGCCTTCTCGGCGTCGAAGAGCGCGGAGACGCGCACGCGCGCGACCGTGGCGGACTTGAGCCCGAGCGTGGCGAGCACGCTGCGCCCGAGTTCGGCGAGTTCGCGCTCGTCCGTGGCGGGTGCCTTCGCGCCCTTGGCCGCGGCCTCGATCACGACGACGGCAGGCTCCTCGCCCCCGTCGCCCTCCATGGGATCGGCCTTCGGGGGCCACATCGCCGTCACCTCGTCCATCGAGAGCCCGAGGCCGTCGGCGAGCGCGCCCATCTGCGCCTCGTCGGGCATCTGCCCGCCCATCAGCGCGGTCACCGTGTCCTCGGGGAGACCCGTGGCGGCGGCGCACTCCTGCGGGGACATGCCCCGCTCCTTCAGGTAGTCGGAGAACGTCATCTTCAGTCCTTTGCGGCGGAGGTGTTCGAGCAGCCGCCGCGCTGCGCGCTGGGCCACGGCGTCGGGGTTGGCCCCGATCGTCACGACGCTGATTTCGTGGAGTTCGCAGTCGTAGAGCACGCGGACCTTGCGGCCCTCGCGCTCCTCTTCCGCGGTGCGCCCCGGGCGGAAGCCGACCGACACGGACACGGGACCGCCCTGCGCGTAGCGCGCGAGCACGGCCTCCGCGCGTCCGTCGGGGTCCGCGGCGCCCGCGAAGAGCACGAGGTCGGCGCGGAGCACGCCGCCCTCGACGCGCACGTTCTTGTAGTACCCGAGCGGGTCCTCCCACGGGCAGTGCTGACGGAGGGCGATGGGCGACTTGAGGAAGCGGTCGATCTTCCACGTCGCCTGATCGACGACATCGCCGTAGTCGTCGATCGCGTCCGACGACGCGATGACGGGGATCGTGCGGGCGGCGACATCGAAGGTATCGCCGGGGGCGCGGAGGAGGGCGACCGCGCGCGTGTGCAGGGTGTCGGTCATGGGTGGGGTCAGAGCGTGCGGAGGAGGGCGATGGCCGACTCGGCGCGCTGCACGAACGCGCGCTGCTCGGCGGCGACCTGCTGAAGCATGGGCGCCTTGTCTTGCGCGACGAGGGCGACCTGCGCGCGGTAGAGCGCGTTGGCCTCATCGGCGGTGCGCCCGATGGCCTGCACGGTCACGTCCTCGTCTTGCGGCGCGATGCGATGCACCACGTCGGCAGCGAGCCAGAGGCGCCCCTGCTGGACAGCGGGCGACGGGGAGCACGTGAACACGGCGGCGAGCGGGGCGAAGGTGTTGGCGTCCATGGGTCCTCAGTCGTCGGTGAGAAGGTTCTGGCAGCGCGCGTGAAGACGGGCGCGGGCGCGCGGGTCGGCCGTCGTCTGCCACGCCACGGAGAGCGCGAGGATCTCCAGACAGAGGGCGGTGCGGTCCCGGGGCGCGGGCGGCGCCTCGACGGGCGCGACGATCGCGCGGCCGGGGTCGGCGTCCTGCGCGGTGGTGCCGCGGCGGTCGCGGTGGTGTCGGGTGTTCACGGTCATCCCTCGGCGAGAATCTTCCGCACCGCCTCGCGCAGACCGGGTGTCGTGCCCGGAGGAAAGAACAGCATCGCGGGCTCCACGAGACGCGGGTAGACCTCGCGGTCGTGCTGCGACGCGACCACCTTGGCCTCACAGGTCGGCGAGCAGGCGTGGTGCGTGACGTGATGCGCCCGACGCTCGCGCCACCCCTCGGGCAGATCGAACACGAGTGGCTTCACGTCGTCGCAGTCGGTCGAGAACTCCTGCGGCACGACGAGGCCGCAGCCGTCGCAGGTGTACTCCGTGCGGAAGATGCGTCGCTTCATGGTCTTGTCCTTGATGTGGTCACGTTGCGTTGTCGGCGGCGTTCATCTGCCGCACCAGTTTCGACGACCACGCATCCCCGGCGTGCCCGCCCCAGAGGCAGAAGGACACCCACGCGGGCGAGTCCTTCGGGGCGTCGGCGAAGCGGCGGTTGCGCCCGAACCAGCGCGCCATCTTGCGCGCCTTCTCGGGGCTGACGTTCTCGCCGCGCGCGAGCCGTCGCGCCCACGCCACGGTGTCGGGCTGGAGTCCGTCGCCCGAGAGCCCGGCCTCGTGCAGTTCGATCCCCCGCTTGCACGCTGCGCGGACGCCTTGCGGCGGGCGAAAGTTGATGTGCCCGTAGCGGTTGGGGACCGCGCGCTCGACGGTCGCAAGGGGCGCATCGTCGATCGGGTCCGCGTCGAGCGGCGCGGGGTCAGGCGGGCGCAGCGGGAGACCGCGCGCCTTCGCGAGTGCCACGGCGTCAACGGGAACGCCCGCGTCCTCCCACGCCCTCACGGCGTCGGCCTCGGCGCGGGATGCCTCCGCATCGGCTTTGGCGTCCGCGGGCGGCGCGGCGTCGTACACGGGCACGGGCGCGAGCGCATCGGCGAGGCGTCGGTCGGGTGTCTCGTTGACGGTCATCCACGGGACGATCGCGTGCGCGCGCGCCGTCCCGAGCAGCGCGGCGTACGACTCCATCACGTCCTGACGGACGCTCGCGTGGACGCGGCCGAGGGCGTAGGAGCCGGAGCCGCCCACGCCTGCGGTCGTGGTGAGCGGTTGCCCGAGCATCACGGTCGCGATGCGCGAGCGCACGTCACGGCCGGGCTCCAAGAACCCCTGCCACGCGGTCGCGTTCTTGAGCTCCTTCCACTCGATGTCGAAGGACGCCGCGCCGTTCGAGCCTTGCGGGAGCCGCATGATGGGCTCCGTGCCGAGGTCTTCGAGGTCGCTGAGGAATCGATCGGTGCGCGGGTCCTCGCTCTGCTCCATCGGCACCTTCGCGCCGAGGGGCGGCAGGGCGTGCTTCTCGCTCCAGCGTGCCCCGTCGCGGTCGAGCCACCAGACGATCAGCGCGAGGATGCCGATCGGACGGACGGCGCCGCTCATCCACGGGCGCGACTCTTCGATGTCCGTGAAGAGGCACCACTTCGGGTTGTCGGTCGTGACGTATTCCTCGCCCTCTTGCGTCGAGACGACCACGCACCCGCGCTGCCAGTCCCACCGCATGAAGGTCGGGTGCCACGGCTTGAGCCGCACGTCCCACAGGCCCGTCCGCGGGTCGAGGCGCCACACGCGCTCGCACACCGCGAAGCCCATGAGGCACGACCACTTGAGGATCTCCCCGGCCGCGCCGCGGGAGAGCGTGTGCGGCCAGCGGCGGCGCCAGTCGCGCGCGAGGGCGGCAGAGCGCGTGGGGTCGGGCGTGTCCGCGGGCACGGTCACGTCGAACGGCAGGCCCACCACGGAGCGACGCAGGGTGTCGAGCACGCCCGCCACCGCGTCGGACTGCCCGAGGTAGTCCGCGAGGAGCGCGGACGCGCGGAAGTTCCCCGCGGCGTGCGCTTGCAGCGCGGCGAGCACGTCCTCCGCGTCCCACACGGAGAGCGTCGGGACCTGGCGCATCGCGCGGGCGCCGTGCGGCACGCGACCCGGCGTGCGGTCTGTCGGCGCGGCGACGGGCGGCGGGCGAAGCAGGCCGAGCGCGGCGCGTGCGACACGCGATGCGGCGCGCTGAAGGTCGTCGCGGAGGCTCACAGGCGAGTCTTGAGGTGGGGGCGCGGACGGTCGGTGTAGGTGGGCGTCAGCGTGATCACAAGCTCACCGAACGCATCGGCACTCGCGTCGACCGCGTCCTCGTGCGTCGCGTCGGGGAAGGCGTGGTGCTCGGCGACGTAGGCGGCGTTCCACGGCGCGCGCACGAGGGCGGCGTTCTGCGCGCCGACCTGCGACGACCACCCGCCCGCGCGCACCGTCTTGTCGCCCGTGACGGGCTTCGTGATGACCGTGTACCCGGCGAGCTCGCGGCGGTACGCGAGCGCTTGATCCTTGCCCGCCTGCCCGGGGTCTTGCGGGAGGCGGATGAGCACGTCGCGCCCATCACGCGCGGCGGTCTTCGCGATGAGGTCGTGGACCTCGTGCGGCGGGCCGACGTGGCGCACCACGTCGAGCACCACCCAGCGCGGCACGACGCTCGCCCCGCGGTCGCCGATCAGGACGCCGACGGTCGCGTCACCGCCCGCGCCGAGGTCCCACCCGCGGCAGCGCTTGACGCACGCGGGGGCGTTGTCGAGGTACGCCCACCAGTCGCGGTGAAAGAGCTTGCCTTCGCCGACGACCGCATCCCAGTCACCGTCGAGGAGCTTCGCCCTCGTCACGGGGTCGAGCGCCATCAACTGCTTGCGGTACTCCGCGCTGAGGTACGGGTTGTCGCGGAGATAGCCGGGGATGTACGACCGCGAGAGCGCGTCCGGGTGCGACGCCTCCACAAGACCCCCGTCGGGGTCGAACCACCGCACGTCACCCTTGCCCGCGGCCTTGTCGATCCAGAGCGCCCAGCGCCTGCGCACCCATTCGAGGTGCGGCCCGTCGGGGTTCGCGGTGGCGCGGATGCGAACCGGGAGCCCCGACGAGGAGCGGAGACGCGACGAGAGGTAGCGGTACTGGTAGTCCGTGAAGTGCGGCAGTTCGTCGAAGCCGAGGTATTGCCACTCCCCGCCCTGATAGCGGTGAACGTCCTTCTCGCGTTCGAGGTAGGAGAAGCCGATCTGCGCCCCCGAGGGGAACGTCCAGATGTGCCGCGACTCGTGATAGGTCGCGCCGAGAGGTGGGTAGAGGCGTCGCGCCTTCGAGATCAGCGATCGCTCCAGCTCCTCGAAGGTGTTGCGGAAGAGGATCGCGCGAAACGCTTTGTGCCCGGTCCACCGAAGCGGATCGACCACGAGAAACTCGCTCTTGCCCGGACCTGCGCATCCGCCGACGAGGAGCTCGTACGCCTCACACGCGAGGGCGTCGGACTGCATCGGGAGCGGCGTCCACCCCGGCAACTTGCCGGTGCGCAGCGCCTCGCGCTTGCGCAGCTCCGCGACGACCTCAGCCAGCCGCGCGTTCGTGCTCGCCGGAACCGTTGGCCGCGGCGAGGAGTCGTTGCGCTTCGGCGCGGAGTTCATCTTCGGTCATCTCCGCGACGTGCTTGACCTCGTGGCGTTCCACGAGGAGCCCCGCCGCGCGTTGCTCTTCAACGTTGGCCTTCGCCTTGAGGAGCCGCTTCTGCTCGCGACGGAGCGCCCACTCCTCGGTGCGGCAGAGCACATCCCACGCGAGGCGCCCGTCTTTCTCCGTCGCCTTCGTCACGCGCGAGCGAAGCGAGGTGATCCAGAGCGCGTGCGCGCTGTCCATCTCCTGCGCGAAGGTCGCGTACGTCGCGTCGAGCGGGTTCGTGTGGTCGCCCCCGTTCCAGCGACGACCGCGCTGGAGCCAGTTGTCGACCGTGATGGACGGGACACCGTGCGCGGCGCACGCTTCTTTGAGCGTGGCGCCCACGCGGCGCGCGGCCACGAGGGCGGCGTGTGTGGCGGCGTTGTAGGTCGTGGCGCGAGGCATGGTCAGCGTTTGGCGTCGGCGCGCTTCACGAGGCGCATCGCGGTCGCCGTCTCGGACACCATCACGGCGTCGGGCTTGCGGCGAAGCGGCTGCGTGAACCGCTTGTAGTCAACGTGATGGTGGTGGCGGTTGAACTTCCACACCAGTTTCGTCACGTCGGGGTGCACGCGCTTGAGCATCTCGCTCTTCGGCGCGGTCCCTTCCTTCGCGTAGAACTCGGCGGTGTTGCCGCCGCCGAGTCTCTGCGTTGCGACCTTGTTCTGAAGAAAAGCGTTGAACTGGACGGTGCACCATCCCGCCTTGAGCATGTCGAGCGAGAGGATGGTGTCTTCGTTGTACCGACCGCGCCACCGAAACGGGAGGTCGTTGCGGATGAGGTTGCAGGAGTAGATGCGCGTGTTCGTGATGAAGGGCGGGCGCTTGTCACGCGAGAGCACGAACATCTCATAGTTCGTGCCCTGCCATCGCGACGTTTTCGTAGCGCAACACGAAGTCTTCCATCGCCCGCCAGAACGCACCGGTGAGTACTTGGATCTTTGCGTTCTGGTGGAACCTGTAGAAGTGCCAGATATTATCGTCCATCACCCAATGCCACGCATGACCCGCGGCGAGGGAGTGATCCCAGATGAAGTTGCGCGCAGGGCCGGGGCCAGTGCTCCTCGTCAGCCCG